GCATTATCATACGGAGGGAACGAATATTTTACTTGATTGCCGTCCGTAATCTTATCCCACTGTGCAGGTGTTACATCCGGCTGATGATTAATATTTCCATTAGTTGACGACTGATAAACACTACCAAGATACACGCAGCATTCGCCTTGCTCAAACGTGCGAGTGCTTTTCCATTCGCGCAGGTTCAGTAAATCTTTGTCATCAATACGGTGAATCATGCTGTCAACCATCGGATTCAAAATATCATTGGCCTGCTGTCCGGTAATTAAGTTGTTACCGTTCGGAATTATGTATGTATTAATAAAATTAGTTAGCCATGCTCTTACCTGTACTGCCATATCTTAGTTGTTAAAATAGTCATCGTTAAAATCATCATTAAAGTCGCCATGCATTCCGGCAACTGTATCATCAAAGCTAATAGGCTTTAGTTTTCTGTCCTTATAATATTTCAGCATATCAGCATCTCCGGCAGGCAGTACCGCCTTCAGCATTGTTCCGGGCGCGATGTTCGTATCTAAAGCCAGCTTATCAGGATTATCAGCCATCAAATCAAAAACACTTTCAATCGTGCCATATTCTTGAATGGCTAAATCATAAATGGTTTGCTTCACCTCACACCTGAATTTACTCCGCGCTTTCATACTGATAATACGCCTCCACTCGTAAACTTTCAATACTTTCTAATTTCAAAGACGTTATTCTCATTCCGTCCTTTTCAAACTGCTCGTTTATTTCAGAAGATAAATCGCCCAAATCAACTTCGTCCTGCAAAAACTCATTGATGCCAACTCCCACATCAGGAAACTGTTTATACTGTCCCTTATTTGCCAGTAGTATGCAAAGCTGATGCTGGTCTGTACTCTCGCCAATAACAAGATCGCCATCCTTTATTATCAGGTCGTAATCTGCGTCTATGAGTATGTCCTTAACCTCAGCCATGTTTTACTTTACTGTTTTCAATCTGTGATTCCTGTATAGTTTGAACAGGTGCGCCTGTTGGTATAAGCGTAGTGCTGCCACTCACCGGATGCGTGTGTGAATTAAATTGTTGTATAAACTGATTAATCAGCTGCAGCAAATCATTTATTTTTATAAGACTGCCATACTGATCGCCATTAAGCAATAAGTTTCCATTGTTATCAAACAGTATTTTAACGCCACTTGCATTCTTTATAAGCAGCGTTTTAGTTTTTGTAAATTGCGCTACATAGTAATAATTACTCCGTGCTATCGGCTCTACAATCACATAGCTGCCTATTTCAGGAATGGGAATCATGCCGTAATCGCTTCCGTCAACTGTTGGTTTCAGGCGCACATCATAATATATGCTACCTCCTGCAATAGGCGTTACATCACAGGTGTAATCATTCGTATTCACTCCTTCCACTTTGGCAACAAACGAACCCGTAGGCACTGATGCACGTGCAATCTTTTGGATTAGATACGCTATCTGCTCACTCCTGTTGCTCATGCCGATGCTTTTTTGCCCAACTCATTTTCCCTCCTGTAACCACTGCTGCCGTAGGTTACTTTTACGCCATCAATAAAATATTTTCCGTCTCTTTCTGGCTGCCGTTTGTTACGAAGTATCGCAATAGCCGTATGTTGTGATTGTGGAAACCCGAACGTTGTCAGCGAGCCCCTGTAACCATCATATTTCAATTCCTGTATTGCTTGCTTTGCCAACCTGTTTAATTCCGCAGTATCTTTTATGTTATAAAAATGTTTGGTAACACAGTCGCCACCTTCATCACCAACTTCCACTTCTATCTTAGTGTTATCAGGCATCATGCTCACTGCTTTTACTTTCACCTTTACATCCGTTGCAAGTTTGTAAACCAAATTCAGCGCATCAGACTTTGGAACATTTTCCTGAAAATCATATACCACATCTTCAATGCCTTTCTCATAATAAGGAAAGCCTGCAAACATTTTCTTGCCTCTGAAATAAATTGTCAGCAGGTACTCGTCTTTCAGCTTTTGTAAAGCCTGATACTTACTCACGCTGTTCAGGCGGAATGGAGCCAGCGTTATGGATGGAATGTCGGTCAGCTCCACATCAGGCACTAAATACTTAAGCAAATCTTTCAGCTCAATGCTGCGCCATGATTGGGTAACTTCCGTTTCTTTGAGCAAATACGATTCATCTTCACATTTTACTTCAATGGGCATCATAGGTGATACTTCGCTTACATACCCTTTAAATTCCGTCACCAATTCATCATCGTAACCGAGTTCTATTTTTACAGGTTGCTTAACCTTTATTTTGTAGTCCGTTTTTTGTGGGTCTAAAAGTTGCTCGTAGCGCGGCAGCTTTATCGTTGCCGTTTGTGTAAGGTTTTTCCATGCTGAGTAAATTTCAACGGAGTTGATTTGATTTTCAAAAACCATCTCTCCAATCGTAACAACTGAACGCATCCTTTTCATTTGGTTTGTTTCAGTTTAATGTTAAACAACTGATCGCTTACGGCATTGATTTGATAAGCGATGTAGTTCTGCGCGCCTTCAATGCAATTCACCTCTGCCGATTCTACGGCTATGTATGTTACACCGAAAATACGCGCAAGCGCATTGGTTATGCGGAGGTGTTTTTGTTTTTCCAAAATGTTTCGCAAATCTCTAACCGCTTTTTCCGGATACTCATTTGCCTCATTATTGAATAGAAACCCTTTAATGCTTACCCCATAATCATCCTGACTGTACAGCTCTTTAAAACTTCCCTGCTTGCTGTCAATGGCTGTCTTCACAATGGTCTTATTCATTCTGAACACTATCATGGGTTCGCCCTGAAGCTCCACTTCTAATGTGTCAAACTCATCTTCATATTTTAGTGTACATGGCAAAAAAATAGGTGTGCCGAGAAGCGATGTTTTACCATTTGCTTTGGCGTGAGCTTGCAGCGTGTCATAGTTGCTGCCTTGTGCTGTCTTTGCCGGTGGCTGACTAAGCATATAAGGATAATGAGCCGTCCACCGCAGCGACTCACTCTGTAATGTACCCAAATTATACTCTTTCATTTATTGTCCGTTGGTTGCCATTGCTGATTCTGCTCCACTCAACACGCGCACTAAAGCCTCTTCTAAGATGCTCGCCATTTCATTTGCACCTTCGCGTAGGGTTGCGGTGTTGATGTTCACAACATCAACCATTCTGTTTACTACTACATTGATATTTTTTACAGCCTTTCCGCCACCACTCACATCACTTAGTCCTTTACTCAGGTCTTTTTTATCGGTATCGGAATCATCACCAGTAGGTGCTGTCATAGCTGAATAAGGAGAATCCTTTTCTTTCTTTTTATCCTCAGCATTTTTTTGAGCCTTTTCTACATAAAAATCATGCAATCCGTCTTTATATGCATTGTTGTACGACTCTGATACGCTCTTATAATTTCCCTCCTTTAGTCCATTGTAAATACCCGCAGGAGTTGTAATATTTAAAAGCCCCTTGCCGAAAGACTTCGCTGCATCACCCCATCTTCCTTCACGAACAGCATTGATACCATCTAATATGGGCGTAAATATGGTTTTAAAAAACTCCCCTATGTTGCTGAATATGGTTTTTATTGAAGCCCAAAATCCATAAAGAAAACCGCGAAAGTTTTCGCTCGTCTCCCAAGCATACATTACACCGGCTGTTATCAAACCAATAGCGGCTGCCACCAAACCAAGAGGATTAGCTTTCCATGCGTTATTCAGTGCTGTTGTCGCCAACGTCCATCCTTCTGTAATCAATGTTACAACTCCTATTACTCCTTCGGTTATAAGTATATCGGCTCGTGCAAGATTAGAGGCTACCTTTAACGCTACAAATGCTGCCGCAGCTCCAAGCACTCCATAACCAATAGCTTTAAAAAATTCAGCTATGTCGCTCTTATGTTCCAACAACCAACCAAACACTGCTCGAATTCCACCAACTAAGGCATCCAATGCAGGTTTTATCGCACGAAGTCCATCCACTATCAGTTCTCCAAAAGCCTCCTTAGCCTCATCCACGTCATTAGCCAACTGCTTCATAAATCCGGTCCCACTTTGCGCTGCCGCCACTGCACTGCCTCCGAACTCCTTATTGAGCTCTGTAAGTATCATCATTTGTGCCTCTTGTGGCTTACCGGCAGCAACCAGTTTTTCTATACCGGCCTTCTGTTCTTCTGTAAACGATACACCAACTCTACTCAAGGCAGATATTCCTTTCATCGGGTCATTTAACGCTTTACCAACCTGTAGAGTAGCCCCTTTTAAATCGCCTCCCATCTTTGTAGCCAAGTCCTGTATGGCCGGTATAGATTCTTTAAATATTTTACCTTTTATGTTCGTAAACGTGAGCAAAACTGATTGTGCTCGCTCTGTTTCCTCATCTCCAAACATTGTCGTTTTCTGCAAAGCCTCCGCTTGCGCTTTCATTTCGTTAATAGAAACACCTACAGCACCACCTGTACTTTTCCATGTGGCACGCAATTGTCCTAAAGCCTGGTCTTGTGCATTAAATGACTCAACAGAAGCTGCGCCAAATTCATATAGCTTTGTTACAGCCATTGATATGTCACCGGCTGTAACCCTAAATACACTACGCAACGAACTCAAAAAACCGCCACCACTTCCTCCGGAACTCTCTCCTGTTTTTGCAATAGTGTTTTGCAAAACTTCCATTCTTCCGGATAACCTGTCTGCTCCTTCTGAAACAACTCTCAGTTGTGCGCTTATGTCCTCCTGAAGTTTAAGTCTCCATTCACTTGCTGTCATTTTCTTTTTTTCTTATCCAGATTAACTCATTAAAACGCGATGCCCACTCGTCATCGCTTAATAAATCAGGCTCGTTAATATGCATATAGTAGCGAAGCTGTGCATTAACGAGCCTGATAAAGTTTGCTATGTTGTTAACGTCTTCTCTGACCTCAGTTTCGCTTATAACTTTTTTATGCTGCTCTCGGCAATTTTAACCAAGCCTGCACACTTTGTTTCTGCTGCCAAACGCAGGTAATCATCTGTGCGCAACTCCTCATCGCCTGCCACCCATCCGTTGGTAAATATCACCTCGTTGAAGCGCACAGGGTCATCCATGTATTTACTCGCAACACTCAGTGTGTTGCGGTCAGGTGATTTTACAATGCAATTGTAATCCACACCGTCTTTGCCCCTCACCGTTATAAGGTGCAGCTCTCTGTCGGCATGTTTTGCTTTTAGCTGTTTTATTTCTGCCGCACTCGGCTCAAATGGTTTTTTCTCTTTTTCTGACATTTGTATTTTGATTTTATATGTTTAATTTTATTTGAGCGCAGATAAACGGCATTTCAATTTCCTGATGCATGTCGCCTGTTTTCATTCCTTTTTGCCATTCAGTAAACACACAATAAACACACTGGTCTGTTACCACTATGTTATCATCACCTGCATAAGCAAAAGTCAAATTAAAAGGCTGCAGCTGTGTAGGCGATTCATTACCGGCAATCGCTCGCACCATTGCCTCAAATTCGCTTTGCAAGATTTTTACCTTACCACTGAATGAACGCTTGCCTTCGCCCAGTGCAACAGGCAGGTTGCCTGCAGCATGAATAAACTCCTTGTCTTGTTTTTCGCTATACGAAAACTCTGTTATCCCTTGTACGGGAATAGTCTTGCCCGGAAGGATTGCCTGAACCCTTGCCCAGCTATACTCTTTACCTATTACTACGTTTACTGCCATTATCTATTATTTTTATACCGATGCTGCAAATCCAATTACTACTTTAATTTTCCTTGAGGTTCCTGTTTTTACAATGTCAACCTCTATGTTAATGGTGTCGGTGGTTAACACATCCTGGTCCGGGTCAACGTATGCACTCACGGCCACTATTTCACCCCTACTGGCCATTTCATCATTTATTGCTTTTTCAATAATGCCCTGATAATGCTTACATGTTGATGGCGCAAGCTTACCGGTGGAAGACTCCACCTGCACCTCGTCTAATATTTC